GGATAGTTCAGATACTGCCGTAAGCGATCTGATGGCTACCTCAATAGACTTTCCAAAGTCTGGTGACTCCATAGCCTTAGCAATGTTTAGTGATCCTAGGTTACATGAGATATCCTTACCAATGTTATCGTATGATAGGTCATCATTATAGGTTGTTGGTGTATTTACCTGTAGGATTTCTGAACATAGGTTAGACATGTTGATACGTCCATCAATAGGATTAACGTTGTTAACAGTGTCTTCATACACGATGTATGGATACCCTGACTCAAACTGAAGCTCAGCAATGGTCTGGAAGAACTCACGAGCCTTGATCTTAGACTTCTTGATACGTGCATCATCTACCATCTCTTGGTACTTCTCAGTTACAGAGATGTCTGACATTGGCACTCCATAGACACGCTCAATATCGTATGGTGAGAACAAGTACATGTCTTCGTTATTCTTGGCTAGCTCTAGAGTAATGTCTGGAATAACAACGCCAAGACTGAGAGTCTTAATACGAACCTTTTCATCTGCATTCTCTCTCTTAGTATCTAGGAACTTCATAATGTCTGGGTGGTGGGCATTTAGATAAACTGCTCCTGCACCCTGACGTGAGCCAAGTTGGTTAGCGTATGAGAATGCATCTTCAAGCATCTTCATAACTGGAATGATTCCAGATGACTGCCCTTCAATCTTCTTGATAGGTGCACCAGACTCACGGATGTTTGTCATGTTTAGTGCAACACCTCCACCACGCTTTGATAGCTGTAGAGAAGAGTTGACTGCACGTGCGATAGACTCCATGTTGTCTTCAATGCGTAGCAAGAAGCAAGATACGAACTCTCCACGCTGCTTCTTACCTGCGTTAAGGAAGGTAGGAGTTGCTGGCTGGAAGCGTCCTGAGATGATCTCATCAACTAGGTCCTTAGCCAGCTGTTCATTTCCACGAGCAAGCATCAGTGCATTCATGGTGACACGATCTTCAAAACGTTCTAGGTATCGTTCACCATCAAAAGTCTTTAGTGCGTATGAGGTATAGAACTTGTATGCTCCAACAAATGTTGGGAAGCGGAACTTGTATCCATATGTCTGCTTAAATAGTTCCTTAACAAATTCAAAAGAGTACTGGTTGAGAATCTCTTCGTCATAGTATTCTTTTGTAACTAGATACTCTAGCTTTTCCTCAAGACTGTGGAAGAATACTGTGTTTAGATTTACGTGATCTAGGAAGTAGGCTCTTGCTGCTTCTCTGTCTTTTTCAAATTGGATCTTTCCATCTGCCCCATAGAGATTGAGCATTGCGTTTAGTTCATGATAACTGTAGTTATCCATATAGCAGACCTAGCCTTTCGTTTACTTTAATTACATCGTCGTCTGTGCCAAAGATTTCTACCTTGGCGATTACTGGTACCCCAGTCTTTTGTGAGATCATCTCTGCAGCCTTGCAAAAATGTTCTCCAAAGTTTGTGTTGCCTAAACCAACTACTCCACGTAGCCATGCCCTATTGCTAGGAATGTTTAGGAATTTCCTAACCTGCCTTGGGATAGCTGACTTATCGCTACCGCCTCCATAAGTTGGGACCATCAGAACGTATTCTCTTTCAACATAAACTGGATGTGCAGGGTCCCAGTTTATAGGAATACGGATGGCTGCTAAGCCCAACTTTTCAACAAATCTCTTGGTGTTACCTGAATAATTTGAGAAATATACAATTTGTATAGACATCTATTCTAACTCCATTTTTTAAAATCAGGGACAAGAAAAGGGAAGGATTTTTGCCCTTCCCCTCTCAAGTATATCCTGATTACTTTACTAGCTTTACCTTAGCCTTTGGGAACTTTACGTTCCACTTCTTTGCCAAAGCGTTGTACTTAGCCTTGTTACCTGAAGCAGAAGCCTCAGCAAGAGCAAGCTTAGCCTTTAGGATAGCAATCTCTGCATCCTTTTCTGCTACTAGAGCAGCTAGGTCTACAACCTTTAGCTGACCCTTAACAAAACCAACAGGCTTTGCAAGACCAGTTACAGCAGTTGCTACGGTAGCAGTTGCTAGTAGGTCATATGCATCTACTGATAGTCCAGTTAGTTCCTTAACGGCAGTACCGTCAGTCAGAGTGGTTAGCGAGTAGGTGTTAGTTGCGGTTGCACTGATTACCTGTAGAGAAACGGTTGCACCAGAAACAGCATTACCAAATACGTCAGTACCAGTAGCAGTTACCTTTGCGGTAGTTCCTAGAGCAGCAGTTGGAGCAGACAATGCAATTGCATTAAGTGATCCAGCAGTACCCTTTACATAGTAAGTTACAGCAGCAGCTGAACCAACAGTCACTACAACCTTACCAACCTTGGTGGTCTTGGTGTATACCTTGAAACCAGCGGTTGTTCCAGTACCTGTAGTGATGTCTAGACGAGAAACGCCAGAGCTAGCAGTTACAGGAGCAGATACAGTTGACACTGCAGTTACTAGGGTTGCATCAGTAGCCACAACAGCCACGGTCTCACCAGCAGTAATGCCAGTAAGTGCAAAGTCTAGAACGTCAGCAGAGTCTACTGAGTTATCAGCAGGTACTGGTAGAGAGATAGCTAGTGCTTCTGTAGCACCAGTCTTAGTTACTGAATCTCCACCAGTTAGTGTGTACGTTGCACCTACAGCGTTAGCAGGTGAAGCAACCAATGCGGTTGCGGTTAGAACCATTGCAGAAACAATGGCAATTAGTGGCTTCTTGAATGAAGTCATATGTTTTATTCTCCTTGTTATTTTCTGTGTTTTTTGATTTATATTAAATCAAATCTTGCTAAGTACTCTGTCACATCTTTGGGAACAGGTTTATATTGTATCACGTTACCGTCCCCCATGTCAAGTACTGATTTTGGTCTATCCTTAAAAGTATGAACCTCTACTTCAAGGTTTTGTTCCTTTGGTGTGTGTGATATGGCACCAAAGATGGCACCACATACAGCATCCGCAAGGTCCTTAGAAGACTTTCTAGGGTGGTCCACACGGTTGTTCTTCATAATCTTAAGCTCTGTAAGCTCTTCAAATAGAAGCTCTATTGCTGGCAATGCTAGTCGCTCTTCATACATAAGCATGGCCATGTCCTCATAGTGCTTCTTGGCAACAGAAACAGTTTCAGTTCTTATACCAACAGACTTGAGCTCATTCTGAATGTCAAATGATTGCCAACGGTCAAAAGAGACCATACCAATATCAAAACCTTGTCTACGCAAGTTTTGAATCCACTGTTTAACCTCTGATAGGTTAACTGGTCCTTCAATGCGAGGCTCCCAATATACTACAGCATCTACCACTACCATTGGGACTACCTGTTCGTAGTCTTTCATTACCTGGACAGATACCCACTTTTCTACGTGAGCAATAGCAACAGCACACTTGTCGTGTCGCTGTGCAAGGTCAGCATGGACGTAGTACTTCTTGTTTGGATCTGGCTTAAAGGTTTCTTCAAATCTCTTAGAGTTATCAATTGGATTCCTGATAGTCATGCAGGCACGAACCTTTTCCTGCTGCTTGAAGAATGCATCAGATGCAAACGTAGGGACACATGCAAAACGTTGCATGGCATCACCAATGTCTGTGTAGAATGCAAGCTTGAAGTCGTCAATCTTACGAGTAGGATTAACAACCCAAGTTGGTCGCTTGATGGCAAACATTCCTGGGAACTTGTATGAGACAATCTCATCCTCATCCCATTCAATCTCTAGAGAGTTACCATCTGCATTTTCTGGAAGATCCTCATTCATAATAAACTTGTGAGTCTTGTGGATTACGTTCTTCTCTGCAATGACAGCATCATACCTTGTAGAGATAAAGTCTCCTGGATAACGAGGGAAGGATAGCAGTGCAACCTTTCCTAGATCTGGGAAGCGAGAATCAACAGAAGCACGGAAAGCCTTGTAGATATTATCTGCTGTTTTACCTTGGTCATTACCAGTTCCAATTTCCTGAGCGAAACCAGAGATCTCGTCAAGAACTGCAAGAATAAGATTGAGACCTTCGTGGGATTCACGTTCAGAGTGACCAGAGTAGACAGTAATAGCATGGTCAAACTCAATGCTTTCTGCCTTAGCATTAAACTTTCCTGCGAACCATGGAGATCTTTCGATCTTTGATTTAAATCCCTTAAAAAATACGTTCTTTGCTTGCTGGGCGTTAATAGCCACGTTGATAATATCAATAGCATCGCCAGAAGGCTTGCCAAAATATCTTGCAGGATCTTTAAGGCATAGTAGCTTGTATACAATATAGGAACAAGCAACCGTAGAGGTAAAGTCCTTACCTGAACCTTTGCCAAGCTGTAGAATGACTTCGTTCTTTGTGTATTTTTTGTAATAGCGTGTTCCCTCTACTTCTCCCATTAGGTCAATAACATCTTCAAGCTTGTAGATTTGACTCATAGCCTCAACGATGTCGTATTGAATCTGTGATAGTGGTGGCTGTGCTAGATAGTCTTCGCCTTCAACAAATGTTTTAGCATCTACTGGGATCTCTGCAAAGTTTTCAGCTTTGAGTGCATCTAGGAAATCATCAAACATCGTTATTAACCACCGTGATTACTTCTTTGTCTTTTGCTACAGAGGATAGTCTACGCATAATCTCGTCACGTACCTGCGGATATTCAGAAGCGATGTCTTTTAGAATTGCTACAAGAACATCTTGCTTGTGCTCAATCTCTAGCATCTCTTCTGCAAGTTCCTTGTTCTCAAGTAGACCTGCCTTCTGTAGCATGTCAATACGCTTGGACTCAAGATCCATCACAAGCTTGATGCCAGCAGTCTTTGCCTGTAGGTTTGCAGTTGTCGTAGCGTCGTCAATGACCTCATACGCCTTACCAATAAGTTTTGAGTAGTGGGTGTCTGCACCAACCAAGGCTTCTTTAGCACGAGCACGAATAGCAGCATTGTCTGCAGCCATAGCACGCCACTCATTGATGTATCCCACAACCTTTTGTCTTGGCATTGCAAGATCTTTGGAAATCTGGGTAGCGTCAGCTCCAGTTAAATACTTTTCAACTACCTTGTTTACTTGATCAAGGTGTTCTACTAGTTGGTCTTCAGCTGACACGCTTACTCCTCTTCTTCTTCTTTGGTATACGCTTGACTGAGTCTAGCTTGAAAGAACGATAGCAACCAACCTGGCCTCTATAAACTTCAAAGCAGTCTACCCATTGCGAACCTGTCTTTGTATTGGTAACAAGATAGTCAAACTTAAATCTAAGTCCATACTGTCCAGCTACCTTAATTAGGTCTCCATGCTCAACCTCAAAGCCATCTACGATCATCGTATCTTTACGCTCAAGGTTTGTTTTGAATTCAGTGTTGCCACTAATAATCTTTTTAGCCATTGTCTGGGGTCTTCTCAATCTTAATATACTTTAGGCACTTGTCACAGGTAACGTATGTTAGACCAGTGAATGGGCAAGATGCTGAATGTGAGCTCTTGTGCTTACACCCAATTCTTGCAACATAGGCCTTGCCTACTTTGATAAAATGCTTTAGGACTCTCATCGTCTTGACTTCCTTAATCCAAACTTTGCCAAATAGACATATATGGTTTCTACGCTAACACCACACTCTTGTGCGATGGCTTCAGGGCTTTTCTTATCTACGTGGAATCTTTTCTTAAGCCACATCTCATTAGTATAAAGTTTATTTGCCATAATGTCAAGCCCCTATTTTTCCCCAGTTGTTAATTGAATAGTGCCCAATGCCAATTGCATCTGCAACGTCGTGATCTGACACATCAATATCATAATTAATATTAAGAATGTTAATCGTTCTTTGCTTTCTAAAATCTCGCTCTTTGCCTTTATACCAAGCAACTGACTTACCTGGGCTATCCTTAACAATAAGAGCTTTTTCTTCTTTTGTTAGCTTTCCATTACCTAGGTAGGTTTGCCAAGTTATAGGGTTGATAGATCCAACACTCTTAATTCCTGTACCCATTGCTGCCCCAAGCAAGGCACCCTGGACCATTGCCAGGTCTGCCATTGTCTTTGGACTATTCATAAACACCGCATGCTCAATAACGATAGCGTCAATATCAAACTTCTCAAAGACTGCCTTCGTTTTTCTTGCAGCATCTCCAACCTTCTGAAATGTATTGGTGCCAGTGAAGTTAATCTTTCCAAAAGAAACAAGCTTTGTATCTACAAAGATTGCAAAGGCCAAGCTATTAGTGCTTGCATCAATAGAGCATACCCTTGATGGGGCTTTACTCATCTGTGCTAAATTTACCACTTATAAATCCTTTGATATCTCTTAGTGCTTTAGATACTTCACCTGGGTTTACCGTGCATTTCATACACAAGGTATCGTCGTTATAGGCTGACAAGATACTCCCACATGACTTGCATTTGCGAGTCTTGCCAATCCTACGACTTCTTCTAGAGATTGCATAGCGTTCTGCTATCTTCTCTCTAGTTGCTCCTTCTCTGCATTCAGATGAACAATAGATTTGATACGAAATTTTAGTTGTGAACTGTGCGTCACACCATTGACAATGTTTCATCAAGAGACTCCAAGGAATTAATCTTTACTTGTCCCTCGCCAGCTTGATCGCAGACTGCCCTTAGAGGACAGGTCTTACAGATCTTTGAGTTAGAACGATAGTTTTTAGTTGGCAGGGTTTTTTCTTCCCATGCTTTCCTAACCGTTCTCATCCACTCAAACGCTTCATTTACCCACTTAACATAGTAGCTACCAGGAGCTACTTCTACAGGCAGAATCAACAGTTCGTGATTATTCTTATTCTCATATATAAGAACTGCCCTTGACTTATTTAGAATCTTCATATAGATAAGAAGCTGAATAAGGTGTCCAGTCTTTGGCTTACCTGCGTGCTTTCTATATTCAAATCCTTCATTTGGCATAGTCTTGATTTCACCAAGAAGGTCTTCGCCTTCCCAGTTAAGCATGACATCGCCATAACCAAAGATTGGAGGATCATTGTTAGTGATCTTAAACTCTGAATCAATCAAGAAACCTGGAACGTTGCCCATGGCTTCCTGAATTCTTTCGTGTGACTTAGTACCTGCAGTCATGTTCGCTCCGCCATAAGCGTCTGCGTTGTCTTCAAATACTCCACCCTCAAAAGCAAGGTACCAGTAACGAGGACATTCTCCATGAGAGAACGCAATCGTTGAAGGTGCAAATGTTTTCTTGGTTGTAAACTTTGGAACTCTTTTAATTGTATAACCAGAGTTAATCTTCTCAATTAGATCATCTGCATTTAGAAATGAGTCAATCTTATTCTGAACTGGTTTTAGCATTACCTGCTTTAATAAACTTTTTGCCATAATAGTTACTAGCGAGTAATATACTTTAGAGCTGACACAAGCTGGTTAATAGCCTCTGCTGCTGTATAGTATATATTCTTCTTCGCCCTATCTCCTTTATCTACGTTTGTTAGCCATGTAGCCTTGAACGCCATCTTGGCTGCAATAGCCTGTAGACGTACAATTTCTACGGTAGCAACATTGAGTGGGATATCTGGTTTAAGAATAACCTTTGCAATAAATGTGAGTGCTGTAGTTAGTTCTTCATCATTCATATAGTCAGCAATCTCTGTGAGACCATTGACCATATCTATTGTTGTTTTCTCTTGCTCCATTAGAATCCTTTAATATTGTAATATCTATTATACACCATCAGAGAGTATCTGGTCAAGCAGTGATAGCTCTATTACGGCTAATCTTGTCTTGATCCCAGAGTCCCCAATGACGACCACAATGGCAGGGTCATTGCCATTGCGGATCGCATCAGTAGTTGCCTTTGCCCAAACATCTTTATTGAGGGTAAACGACTTGCCAACTTCCTTAAAGTCAACCGTAAAGTTTTCCCAGGTAGCATCCCCCTTGTGGGTTCCTCTACCAGAGTTCTTGTGCTGCTTTGCACCAATACGCTTGCTCTCGCTAGCTTCACTCATAATCTCTCTTAGTCTTCTTAGTGTTAAGGCTTACGGTACTTAGGTGCTTATCCTCACACATCCAGGTTAGTTCTTTTGTCTCTGGGTATGATCTTAATGATGACACGTCTTTACCACATTCCTGGCACTTAAACTGGCCTGCATATACGTTATACTTCGCCATTTACCTTTGCCTTAATTGAGTCCTGAAGATCTAGGTCTTCTCTTACACGGTTAACGAATGCTTCTCTACCCTGGACCTTAGAGCCGTCTGGTAGGATGTACCAGGCTCCTGTACGCTCTACAATACCCATCATCTCTGCAGTATCAACTAAGTCTCCAACGCTGTCAATCCCCACCATAGGGCCTCTGAAGTAGAAGTCATACTCGCCAGACTGGAATGCAGGAGAGGTCTTTGAGAATTGAACTTCCCAACGAACCTTACGCCCTACCTTCTCTTCAATGAGTTTATCTCCCACCGCAATCTTGCCTTTAATTGCTTGATTGTCTGACTCAGAAGAGAAAAGCTTGATAACTGTTGAGCTATAGAACTTAGTAGCCTGACCACCTGAAGGCTGCTGGCTTGTATACATAGCACTAATATTGTTACGAGATTGACTAATAAGAACAAGCATCGTAGGCTTGACCTTATTATTGGCATAGTTGAGCATCTTCCATGCGTTACTAAAGTCTCTAGACTCAGCTCCAATTTGCTTTGTGTTTTCAAGTTCTTTAAGTTCATCAGTACCCTTTTCAAAGTAGATTGCTGGTAGCAGGGATGTGATGGAGTCAATGACAATGATGTCAACTCCAGCATTCATAAGTGCAGTTCCTACATCAACCATTTCATTAATAGTACGTGCTTGTGATACGATTAGCTTATCAGTATCTACCCCAAGACGCTGCGACCACTCCTCAGAGTATGACATCTCAGCATCAATCCATGCACAGAGCTTTCCCTCTGCCTGGGCCTCACCAATCATCTGAAGGCATAGTGATGACTTTGCAGATGACTTAGATCCCCAGACCAACACCTGGCGACCAAGTGGCAATCCACCATTAAGTGCACGGTTAAGTCCATGGCTAGGAGTCTTTTGATATTCTGTTTTAAATCCTACACCATTTGACAAACGCTTGCGAATGCGTGGGTCTAGTGCTGCTAAAGCTTCTTCATATGTTGTCATTAGAACTTTACTCCATTTCTTTCTGGTCTTGTTAGATTAAAGCTAGTCTTATTATTGAAGGCTGCCTGTAGGTCTGTGTTGACATACTCAAGCTCTCTTAAACCAGCATATAGGTCAAGGGTACGGATGATAATGTCTGCCATCTCATCTGCTACCTCTTCTGGTCCACGTGACTTGCGAATAGCCTCCATGACCTCTGTAGCCTCTGACACAATCATCATTAGCTGTTTCGTAATAAAAATGTCAACGAACTCTTGCTCTTCGCCCTCTATAATATTCCAGAAACCTTTTTCTACTGCTGTTTCATGTACGGCCTTTGCCATACTATCTAATGTTTGACTAAACACTTTCTACATCCTCCATAATTACTGTTCCATCCTTAGTTTTGCCCAAGGTAAAGTTGTATGCCTTACCCTCATCAATCTTCATGTAAGCCTTTGGAAATGCTGTAGGGAAGACTGTGATAGAGTGTAGGTCACGATTAGCATCTGCTACTGTTAGAGATGCCATCTTTTTTCCTGCCTTAGTCACACGTGGCTTGAATGATACCACGTACAATTCTTCATTCTTGTATGGTAGCTGACGATAGTTTAGGAACTTAACCAGAGAAGACTCTGACCCCTTTATCTCATCTACTGGTATTGCTGACACAATGCGGTTATCGCTAGATAGAAGAATGTATGTACGACCTGCCTCAATAGCTGTCTGCTCTTCATCAAAGATTCCAACACTTCCAGTCTTGTCTAGAAGTTCTACACGAGACCAGCCCTTTCCACGCTTGATAGACTTTACCATTCCCATCAGAATGTAGGATCCCTTTTCTTCAAACTCTTCCACATCATTAATGAATGCGTGGTAGTGCTGTGGGATTGAGATATTGAACTCTGGTAGGTTTAGATACTCATACAGGTTCTCTTTAATCTCTTCGTCATTGCGAGGATTATCTTCAAAGGTAGCTGCACCAACTAGCTTTAGTGCTGATAGTGCACGTGAGTTAACTCCATTACCCTTTCCAAATGTGAACTCTTCAAGTTCTTTGTATGACTTGAATGGACGAGCCTCTAGGTACTTAGATGCAATGTTATCACTAATAAACTTGATAGCAGATAGACCAAAGCGAATACCCTTGCCCTCAATCTTGAAGTCAATGTCTGACTCGTTGATGTGTGGCAAACGAATAGGAATACCCATACGCTTAGCTTCAATTAGGTACTCAGTACGAGCATCCTTGTCGCTTTCGTTCTTTAGCAATGAGTACATAAACTCAATAGGATAGTTATACTTCAACCATGCTGTCCAGTATGAGAGCGTTGAGTAAGCCACGGCATGTGACTTATTGAAAGAGTATCCAGCGTGTGCCTCAAAGTCGTGCCACAGCTCTTCTGCGACCTCTGGGCGTACATGCTGAGATGCTCCCTTGACGAACTTATCCTTAAACTGGTCAAACTCCTTGGCATCCTTCTTCTTACCAATGATCTTACGAACCTTGTCCGCTTCAACCATGGTCATACCGCCAAGCTCTGTACAGGCCAACATAACCTGTTCCTGGTATAGAACACATCCATAGGTGTCAATTGTGAATGACTTCATTAGCTGGTGGTGGTAGCTGATGTTCTGCTTACCGTGCTTACGAGCAATGTAGTCT